AATGGCATATACTCAAAACCCAGGAAGATCACCTTTATTAAAAACAGGACGAGATATTCCAACTCCTTTTTTACAAACAAACATTTCTTCAGGATCTGATTTAAAAGAAAAAGCTACCGCTAAAGCTGAAAAATTAAGAGCAGCTGATAAAAGCAAACTTGGTACAGGTGAAACAAAAACATTCACAGGTACTGAAAGAAAAATAACTCCAGCAACAACGCCAGGAGAAATAGCTGCTTGGAAAGAGGCTATAAAGCAACCTGGGGCAGGTAGAAATATTGAAAAAGAAACAGCTACAGTTACAAAATACGGGCAAAGCGATTTAAAACCAGTCGGGCCAACAAGTCCTAAAAACGAAATTACTGGTTCTAAATTAAAACCATCGCCTAGTAAACCATCAACCCCAACAGGAATGTCATGGACTAAATCAGAAACCACTGGTTTTGGCGGAAGAACTGTTACCGGAATGTCCCCTACAGGTTCTAGCGAAATTGCAGCCGGTGCTAGAAAGCAATCTATAGATACTAATCCTAGTATAACTAGTCAAGGCAGAGCTTTTTCTACTGGATCTGAAAATAAATATACATCACAAGCGGTAAGCGCAAGAGAGCAAAGTTTATTAAATAGAGGAGCGATAGGTCAAGGGGATAATCCTATCGGCGTTGACCCTAAAAAATATGAAACGTTTTTAGGCAAAAAAGAAGCGATAGCAAATAAACAAGATGTTACTATTGCGGAACGTAAGGCCAGAGTTGCTGCTAAAAAGCTTTCTCCAGCTAAAATGAAAAAGAAAAAGTGTTAAATGAAAAACCTATCCACAACAGGTTATAAAAAGAATAGTCCTGATAAAGATAGACCTTATAATTTGATACCAAGCGGGGAGATCACAATGAAAGATGTAGATTTTCCCGTTTTAGGTATTGATAATTTAGGTAATAAAAAAGAAATGCAACCAGGAGAAGATTATAGTTTTCCAGGGAATACTGTTTTAGAGTTTAAACCTGGAACAAAAAATAAAAATAAAATATACAATAGAATATTTAAAAAATAAATTATGGGACAATACGGTAATCAACCAGATTTTGGAACAAGAGCAAAAACAATTGTACCTACAGGCTTACAGGTAGATAATAATGGAGAATATTTAAATTCGGCAGCTCTATATATTGGCACAGGAGGCACATTATGCGTAAATGTAGTTGGAGGAAATGAGGGATTAGTATCTAACAATACAACTGTTTTTAAAAATATTCCAAACGGCACTTTTTTTCCGGTTATAGTGAATAATGTATGGACAACTGATGACAATGGAAACGACACGACTTGCTCTGACATAATAGCGCTTTATTAATGAAAATGGGTATTGGCATAGGTTGGCCAAATGCAACCTCAGGGGCAACTCCTGTTGTCTTGAGATCTGGGTGGTTTAATATTCCTACCGATTGTAATGAAACTGTTTTTGCATCTACGGCTACAATATATGTATCTAACGTGAATTGGCAAGAAGGGCAATATGTATATAGTAACGACGTAAGCACCAGAGTATTATTAGGCACTTTTTATGACTCAGATCCAGGCGTTATAGATTACTTTGGCGTTACTGGGCCAGCATATAATAGTTGCGAAATATAAATAAAGCAATGAAATAATATACTAATAGAATAAATAGCAGGTGGGAGGTAAGGTATCTCACGGGTCTCATAAGCCCGCTTAAATCAGTTCGACTCTGATACGTTGCTACTAATTAATAATTAAATTAAATAGAATGGAAACAACAAAAAAGATTACAAAAGAACAATTAGAAACAATTACTATCCATCAGCAAGAATTGAATAGTTTGTTAACAAATATTGGGGTATTAGAGTCTCAGAAGCACGGCTTTTTACATAAAATTGCAAATATTAATAAAGCAATTGAAGATTTTAAAACAGAACTACAAACGGAATACGGATCAATCAATATTAATTTAGAGGATGGTTCTTATGAAGAAATTGAAGAAGTTAAAAAGTAATGGATTCTGTAATTAGAAAAATAAGTATAGGAGCTGATTATAAAAATGAAGCAATGCATTATTCCGTTGGGCAATCCGTATATGGTGGACATGAAATAACACATATATGGTTAAGTCAAACAGATAATTCTTACACTATATATATAAAGAAAGCTGATGAAGTTATGCCTTGGAAGAATTTTAATTCTAATATGGCTATAGCTATAGAATATGATTTAGAATATTGATGACTAGTGTATTTAACTTTATCGTTAAACCTGTAGGAGATAGGTACGATAACAAAGTTAATGTAGACGGAAAAGAACTGATACTTAATACAAAAATAGAAAGTTTTAAATCTGTGAATAATTTAGCGGAGGTTGTTGCAATCCCGCTAGCTTATTCTACAAGTATTAAAGTTGGTGATTTAGTTATTATACACCACAATGTATTTAGACGTTTCTACGATATAAGAGGTAATCAAAAAAATAGTCGCGCATATTTTATGGAAGACTTATATTTTTGCGATATAGATCAAATTTATTTATATAAAAACGATAAGAAATGGTTATCATTTGGAGATAGGTGTTTTATTAAACCTATTAAAAATAATGACCATTTAAAGACAGATAAAGAACAAAAGCTTATTGGTATACTAAAGTATGGGAATAGTTCTTTAGAGGCGCTTAAAATACACGAGGGAGACCTTGTTGGCTATACTCCTAATGGAGAATTTGAGTTTATTGTTGATAAGCAAAGACTCTACTGTATGAAATCTAATGATATTGTAATTAAATATGGATATAAAGGAAACGAAGAGGAATATAATCCAGAGTGGGCACAAAGCGGTTCTTGAATTAATTAAGGTGGCAGAGGAAGCTATTCTAGGCAATGGCGAAGAAGATTTAAGCGCTGACAAATTAAAAAACGCAGCGGCTACTAAAAAGCTAGCTATTTTTGATGCTTTTGAAATTTTAAATAGAATTGAAGAAGAAGCAAAGATGCTTGATGATATTGAGAAAGGAACTACTGGGGTTGCATTTAAAGGTTTTGCAGAAGGGAGATCTAAGTAATGTACCAGCAAACACTATATAAAATATTACCAGACCATATAAAACCTGCTGTAATAAAGAAAACAAATCGCTATAACAATTGGAAGTATGGGTATAATAAAGACCATGATATGGTTGTTATTAGTAAGACTGGAAAGATTGGTGAAATATACGAAATCCAAGGTTTAAAAATAGCATTGCCATTTATAGATTCTGCATATAAAAGAACCGATAAAAAAGAAGAGCAGTATTGGGAACGTTTAAAAGTGCCTAAAGAGCTTGAAAAAATTAAGAATGTATTTGACTGGAATAAATATCCAGACGTATTTAAAGAGAAATGGTACAATTACATTGACGAAGAATTTAAATACCGTGATGAAGGTTTTTCTTTTTATAGCAATGGCACACCCACTTATATAACAGGGACTCATTATATGTACTTGCAATGGAGTAAGATAGATATTGGTGCGCCTGATTTTAGAGAGTCTAATAGATTATTCTTTATATTTTGGGAAGCCTGTAAGGCAGATCCAAGGTGTTATGGAATGTGTTATTTAAAGAATAGACGTTCAGGATTCTCATTTATGGCGTCGGCAGAATTAGTTAACTTAGCTACAATGTCTAGTGACTCTAGATTTGGTATATTATCAAAGTCCGGAGCTGATGCTAAAACAATGTTTACTGATAAAGTAGTACCAATATCAATCAACTATCCTTTCTTCTTTAAGCCTATCCAAGATGGTATGGATAGACCTAAAACAGAACTTGCTTATCGTATTCCAGCTTCTAAATTTACAAGAAGGAAATTAGATAATAACGAAAGCTCTGAAGAGCTAGAAGGATTGGACACTACAATTGACTGGAAAAATACAGGAGACAATAGTTATGATGGTGAAAAATTAAAACTATTAGCGCATGACGAGTCGGCTAAATGGTTAAAACCAGATAATATTCTTAATAACTGGCGTGTTACTAAAACATGTTTAAGATTAGGTAGTAAGATTATTGGTAAGTGTATGATGGGTTCAACGTCAAACGCTTTAGACAAAGGGGGTTCTAATTATAAAAAACTTTATTATAATTCAGATGTTACAAAAAGAAACCGCAATGGACAGACTAGTTCAGGATTATATAGTTTGTTCATACCTATGGAATGGTCGTACGAGGGATTCATTGATACTTATGGGTTACCTGTATTCGATACGCCAGCAAAACCAATTAAAGGTGTAGATAATGATTGGATTGAAATTGGTGTAATTGAACATTGGCAAAATGAGGTCGATGGTTTAATTGGAGATCAAGACAGTTTAAATGAATATTACCGTCAGTTCCCTAAAACAGAACAACACGCTTTTAGAGATGAAGCCAAGCAATCGTTATTTAATCTTACAAAGATATATGAACAGATTGATTATAATGATGATTTAAGAAATACAAGTATTATTACAAAAGGAAGTTTTCAATGGGAGAATGGAATACAAGATACTAATGTAGTATTTTATCCTAATAAGGATGGAAGATTCTTAATATCCTGGGTTCCCGCTAAACATCTGCAAAACCGCGTAATAATAAAGAATGGATTGAAATACCCGGGTAATGAACACTGTGGTGCATTTGGCTGTGACAGTTATGATATATCAGGAACAGTTGATGCAAGTAGAGGTTCCAATGGAGCGTTGCATGGATTAACTAAGTTTTCCATGGAAGATATACCCCCTAATCATTTTTTTTTAGAATATATAGCTAGACCACAAACGGCAGAGATGTTTTTTGAGGATGTTCTAATGGCATTACACTTTTACGGCATGCCTATCCTAGCGGAGAATAATAAACCAAGGTTACTTTATTATTTAAAAAGAAGAGGCTATAGAGGTTACTCAATGAATAGACCTGATAAGATATGGAATAAATTATCGCCAGCAGAAAAAGAAATTGGTGGTATACCAAACTCATCACAGGATATAATGCAAGCGCACGCATCAGCTATTGAAACATATATAGAAAATAATGTAGGTTTTAATAATGATTCATACGGCAGCGTATATTTTCAAAGAACTTTAGAGGATTGGGCAAAATTTAATATTAATAATAGAACAAAACACGATGCTTCTATTAGTTCTGGGTTAGCGATAATGGCTTGTAATAAACATTTATATGTTCCAACAATGCCTTATGAAAAACCTAAGACCGAATTAGGATTCAAAAAATATAATAATAGCGGACTAAGTTCACAAATAATACAATAAATGATTTATACTAATAGTAATAGTGTTTTCCCAAGCCAGGTAGTACCAGACGAAGAGAAACAAAGTTTAGAGTATGGAAAGCAAGTGGCTCAAGCAATTGAGTATGAATGGTTCAATAGTAATGGAGGAGCTAGTAGTTCTGGTGGTTTATCAGGTGGTGGTTCTTTAGGAGGTCAATGGGGAACCAATTGGCAAAAATACCATAACTTAAGACTATACGCCAGAGGTGAACAACCTGTACAAAAATATAAAGATGAATTATCAATCAATGGTGATTTATCGTATTTGAATATAGACTGGAAACCTGTACCCGTAATATCTAAATTTGTTGATATTGTAGTTAATGGTATATCTAGTAAATCTTATGAGATAAAAGCAACTGCGCAGGATCCATATTCATTACAAAAGAAAACAAAATATACTAAGGGACTTCTTAGGGATATGATGGCGAAAAAGTTTTTGGAAAATATGCAGAACACTTTGGGTATAAATTTATACAATACTCCAAATCCAGAATCATTGCCAGAAGATCAAGAAGAGTTAGACCTA